TCTGTACGCTAAACCACACACTATGTCTGGTAAAGCTGTAGCTATCTCCGGAAACCCCGGCAAAGAACCTAACCGCAGCAAGGCGGATTCTGTTGACATGAGTATCGGCAACATCAGCAAGTCTGCTGGAAACGAGCCTGTCAAAACTGATGGCATTAAAATTCGTGGTACGGGAGCGGCTATCAAGGGTTTATACGCCAGAGGCCCCTTAGCCTAAGCATGAGCATGAACACTCCCGTTGCCATTTACAAAATTGTTAATGCCTTAAATGGCAGGATGTACATCGGGCAGTCGGTAAACCCGGCTTACCGCGCCAAACGACATTTTTGGAAAAATAACGGTTGCGTAAAACTCCGCTATGCAATTGAAAAGTACGGGCGAAATAGCTTTAGTTTTTCTGTGTTGTGTTGGTGTGTTGATAAAGCAGATGCCAATGAAGTCGAAGAGTTATTAATTGCGTTGGGTGATACACGGGATAGCGGGTACAACATTACACCGGGCGGGTTTGGTACAGGTGCTGGAGAAAATAATCCTTTTTTCGGTAAGTCACATACCGCAGAGGTTAAAGCCAAACTAGCAGCCAAAAACCTTGGTAAAACAATGGCAGCGACCACACGGGAAAAGATTGCAAACGCAAATCGTAACCGTACAATGTCGGAAGCTACAAAAAATAAACTACGCGCAAGGGAAAAATCAGAGTTGTGCAGTGAACGTACAGCATCCGCAAACAAATCCCGCGTGTGGAGCGAAGAATCAAAAGCAAAGCTAGTTGCGTACAACACAGGACGAAAGATGTCGGAAGAAGCAAAAGCTAAAATCGCAGCCGCAAACAAAGCGCGTGTTTGGACAGCGGAGTCTAAGGCGAAGCTTTCCTTGTCTAAAACTAAGGTGTTGGTATGAACTACGCTGCTCTCGTTACTGCAATCTCCGATTACACGGAGAATACTTTCCCAACTGCGGACATGAATACGTTCATCATGCAGGCAGAGCAGCGTATATACAATACCGTTCAGTTTCCATCACTGCGTAAAAATGTAATCGGGCTTTTAGTAAACGGAAACAAATACCTATCGTGCCCTGAAGATTTTTTAGCACCGTACTCTATTGCAGTCATCGAAGGCTACGGCACCGCCGCTGAGAATTACACGTTCTTACTGAACAAAGATGTCAACTTCATCCGCGAGGCATATCCAAGTCCAGCGGATAAAGCTCTTCCTAGGTACTACGCGCTATTCGGCCCTACTACAACTGCGGGTAATCCTCCAGTACCCACAAACGAGTTATCGTTCATCCTAGGCCCAACACCTGACGATGCGTACTACGTAGAGCTTCACTATTACTACTACCCAGACTCCATCACCACTGCAACAACCACATGGTTGGGTGATAACTTTGACACCGTGCTGCTTTATGGCGCGTTGGTAGAAGCATATACCTACATGAAGGGTGAGGCTGATATGGTGGCGCTTTACACTGGCCGCTACCAAGAAGCGCTTGCACTTGCTAAACGTCTGGGCGATGGCCTTGAGAAGCAGGATAGCTACCGCAGCGGAACTTACCGAGTACCTGTCCGATGATCGTCCAAACACAGACCACTTCGTTTAAAGCAGAACTGTACCAAGGGGTACATAACCTGCTGACCGACACGATTAAGATCGCCCTTTACACCGCAAGCGCTAACCTTGATGCAGATACCACGGTATATAGCACCTCCAACGAGGTTGTAGCATCTGGATATACCGCAGGTGGCGAAGTTATGACCGGGGCAACACTCGGCTCTTCAGGGTACACAGCGTATGTCAATTGGGCCAATGTATCGTGGGCAGCCTCGTTGACATCTAGATGTGCCTTAATCTACAATGCCAGCAAGGGTAATAAAGCCGTTGCGGTGCTAGATTTTGGGTCTGATAAAACATCTACCGGTACGTTTACCATTACAATGCCCGCTACTACCCCAACCACTGCGTTAATTCGTAGTTCAATCTAGGAGTTTAATATGTCCAATGAAATCGCCCAAGGCGTAGACGCAGTAGCAAGTGCGTTAGCGCAAGCTAACAGTACCGGTGACTCGGCAACTGCAAAGGGTTTTTATACCATGCAATGCCTTGATGCTGATGGAAACCTAAAATGGGAAGCTCGCTGCCCTAATCTAGTAGTTAACGTCGGTCTGCAAGACATGAACGCCCAGTACTTCAAAGGCTCTGCGTATACCGCTGCTTGGTATATTGGCTTGTATGGTGCAGCCGCATCAAACAACCCTGCTGCTAGCGACACAATGGCCTCACATGCTGGCTGGACTGAAATTGTTCCATACAGCAACGCTACACGCCCTGCGGCTACTTTTGGTACCGCTACTACAGCTAACCCATCAGTTCAGACAAACTCTGCATCTCCTGCGTCTTATACCATCAATGCTACTGCTACTGTTGGCGGGGCGTTTTTAGTAAATAACAGCACTAAATCTGGTACTACAGGTACTTTATTTTCTGCATCTGACTTTACCTCCCCCGGAGACCGCTCAGTGGCCTCTGGTGATACTCTCAATGTCACATACACATTCAGCTTAGCTGGCTAAGGATTTAATATGGCACAGTTTAAAAAAGGCGATACCGTCCAACTAAAATCAGTGTTACCTAAAGGTCCTGTAATCGCTATGCGTATGGATGAAGATGGTAACGTACAGTACTTAGTAGAGTGGACGGCTGATGGTGAATCCCAGCAGCGCTGGTTTGACGAAGCTCAGCTAGCCGCTGTATAACCCCCGGGGGGCTTGACGCATGTTTGGCTTTACTGCCTTTGCGCAAGCTCCCTTTTCTGCGCTTGCAGATGCGGGCGCGGTATATAACTCCAACGTAGCCGAAACGGCAGGGGCAACTGATGTAGTTGCAGCGGGCCAAGTATTTAATACTAACGCTGCGGAGTCCAGTACTGGTACAGATGCGATAACTACATCTGGTACATTTTTTCCAAAGATTGTAGAAAATGCGACCGGCGTGGACTCCATGGGTGCGCTGGCAGTGCTGCTATCCGACATCGCGGAAGCCGCTACGGGGCTAGATACATTAGTCGCAATACAAGTTTTTGTATGTGGTATCGATGAGGCTGCTACAGGTACTGAAACTGCTGACGCAACAGTACCCTACATGACGTATGTAGTTGAGACAGCTACTGGGTCGGATGTCATAGATGCGTTGCAGACTTACTTTAGCCAGATCGCAGAAGCGGCGACCACTAGCGATGCTGTAAGCACAATACTCACATTCCTCAGTAATATTGCCGAGGCGAATACCGCCACTGATGCGACAAGCGCGTCTTTAATAGCACCCGCAAGTGTTACTGAGTCAAGTACCGTAACAGACGCTGCGCAGGCCGCACAAACATTTGCTACGGCTATAACGGAAACTGTAGCGGCAGCAGAAACAGTTTCAACACAAAGACCTATAGCTTCAGACATAGCAGAGACTGCTACGATAACCAACAGCACTAGCGCGAATGCCGCATTTAACTCTGCAGCGGCCGAGAGTGCCACAGTAACGGATAGCAGCAGCGCAGGCGGAAGTATCTATAACCCCGTGCTGTCTGAAGGGGCTACCGTAACTGAAAGCAATAGAGTAGCAGGGAGCACATTTACACCTTCCGTAGCGGAGTTTGGTGTCTTTGTAGATTCTGCTTCAGCCGCACAAGGTTTTGCGTCAACAGTTACTGAGACGAGCACTGTATCTGATGCTGATGCAGCATGGCAGGCGTTCTTTACATCGATAACAGAAACTGCAACGGGTACGGACTTCGCGAGTTCAGGGTTCCAATATTCCCGCGACGCCGCAGCGTCTGCCACCGGTACGGATGTTAACTACGCGGATGGGTCTATAGCGCAACGCGGGTCGGTAAATGAATCCGCAACTGGTTCAGACGTAGCAAGTTCGATAGGAATCTTTAATGCTACCGTGGAGGAAGCACTTGCGGGGCTTGATACTGCCGACGTTATAGGCATATTCTTCGCAGCGATACAAGAGGCTGCTACTGGGTCTGAGTCCTTCCGGATTCGACTGCTGTGGGAACTTATTAATGACAGCCAGACGGTAAGCTGGCAAAATGTAGCTACCGCGCAAACCCCCGCATGGAGCGTAGTCAATGATTCGCAATCCACCAACTGGGAAGTAATCAATACGCAAGGATAAAAAATGGCACTAGTACTAGCAGATCGTGTAAAGGAAACCACTACAACTACCGGCACCGGTACGCTTACTTTATTGGGCGCGGTTAGCGGGTTCCAGTCTTTTGCCGCAGTGGGTAACGGGAACTCTACGTATTACACAATTTCATCCACCGGCGGGTCAGAGTGGGAAGTGGGTATTGGTACGTACACGGCCTCTGGGACTACCCTGTCCCGTACTACGATTCTGTCCTCGAGCAACTCAGGTAGCGCAGTTAACTTGTCAGCAGGGGTTAAAGATGTATTTGTGACCTACCCAGCAGGCAGGTCTGTGTACTCCGACGGGACTACGCTTACAGCTACAAATAGCGCGGTGTTACCTATTGTAAGTGGCGGCACTGGGCAAACCACAGCTACCACAGCGTTTAATGCGCTAGCACCGTCCCAAGCTACTAATTCAGGCAAGTTTTTAACTACCGATGGAACCAATGCAAGTTGGGCAGCTTCGGGCGCTACTATAACCAACGACACTACTACAGCGACCAATGTATACCCATTGTTTTCCGCGGCTACCTCTGGGAATTTATCCACTGCGTATACTGGGAACACAAAACTACTGTACAAGCCCTCTACGGGGGAACTGCAGTCTACGGCGCTAGTATCGTCTAACGGAATTACCGTAAACGCAAATACTGTTTCTGCAAACTACACCATTACTTCGGGCAATAACGGCTTTAGTGCGGGCCCAATCACGGTGGCGTCTGGCGTAACCGTCACCATAACAAGCGGCAGTACTTGGGTAGTGCTTGCGCCATAACTAAAAATATTTTAAGGATATATTATGGGACTTAAATTAGCAACGGCGAGCGCTGGTAGTATTGATATTAACCCAGAAAACACCGCGAGCGCGTACACATTTACTATACCTGCGGTAACTGCTACGGCGTTAAGCAACTCCTCGGGTATCATGAATATCGGGTCTGGGCAGGTTTATAAAGACGCCACGGGTGGCTTTTTCATTGGGGCTACTGCGGCGTACAGTACGGAAAAGTTTTTAGTATCCAGCGCTGATTTGACCGTAGCAACATTCCGAAATACTACCAATACCAGCGGCTATGGAACTATTAAATCCTATATACAGGCCAACGGAAATAACACAAGTACGTACCATTTCTTTGCCAATACCAACGGTGTAGGAACTTGGTATTTGTGGGGGAATGGTACAACGACATTTTCATCTGACGCACGGCTAAAGAAAAACATTGAATCCACCCGTAATGGGTATATCGAAGATTTATGTAGATTGCGTGTAGTTAAGTACAACTGGAAAAATGACGCCGAAGGGACCCCAAAAGAAATTGGCTTGATTGCCCAAGAAGTTGCGCAGGTGTTTCCGGGGTTAGTGCAGGACGATATATCTCCAGTATCAAACGAAGACTCCACCATCTATAAGCAGCTTAAAGCCAGCGTTCTCCCGTTTATGCTACTTAAAGCAATACAGGAGCAGCAAGCAATTATTACCCAGCTTCAGGCTGATGTAGCCGCCCTTAAAGGAGCCTCCGCATGACTACTTCAATTAACGGGACTACAGGGGTTACTTTCACTGACGGGTCAACGCTGAATACTGCGCCATCAGGGTTTGGCTTTAAGAACCGCCTAATTAACGGGTCGTTTAATATTTTCCAACGCTCCACATCAGCGACTATTACCGCTGGCAGCACAATCGCTGCAGGGTACTCCACGGTTGATCGGTGGTATGTGTACTGCACTGGCGCAAACGTAACTGCCGCATCTGTAGCCGGAGTAGCCCCTGACGCCTACCAACTACAAATCACAGGCGCTGCATCGGTTACGGCGGTTGGTATTGGGCAACGAATTGAGAATGTCAACTGCGCGGACCTTGCGGGAAGCGTCTGTACGCTCAGTGCCACCATAGCCAACTCGCTTCTGACAACAGTGACATGGACTGCGTACTACGCGAATACCAACAATACATTTGGTACATTGGCGAGCCCAACACGAACCCAAATCGCCACGGGTACGTTTACAGTATCTTCTACAGCAGCGCGGTATAGCACGAATATCACAATGCCATCTGCCGCTACTACCGGGATTGAGATTGTGTTTACTGTTGGCGCACAGACTTCAGGTACATGGCAACTCGATAATATCCAGCTTGAACAAGGGTCCACAGCGAATGTGTTTGATGTGCGCCCATACACTACTGAGCTAATCTTGTGCCAACGGTATTACTATAAAGCTGTATCGAGTACATCAAACTGGCTGGGAAGCGCGGGTTATATCGGAATAGGTTCATCTACAACCGCAAGGACACCCTCTATTTTCCCAGTTCAAATGCGTATCGCCCCTACTGTGCTAGACACAACGGGGACCGCTGGGAATTACCGGATATTGCCCGACAACGTTACTCTTACTTCTGTACCTGCAATTAATCTGGCTAACGTAAATGACGGCTGGCTTTCACTAACCGCGACGGGGGGCGGGCTATCTTCTGGGGGCGTTGCGGTACTTTCCGCATCTGCGGGGGTTACTATATTCCTTGGATGGGGAGCGGAATTATGATATTCAAAATGTTACCTGTATCAGAGGGTGAGCCACAGGTCTACGCCATGCTTAACGAAGATGGGGGCTACTCCCAGACGTGTACAGCAGAGTACCCAGACTTCAAGGACTGGATTGCTGAAGGCAACACCCCGCTTCCAGCAGGCTCGTAGCAATTGCCCTAAACCCGATTACTAAGTAAAATCCCTGCAACATAAGGAAGTCCTATGACTACGGCAGCAACACCACTTTTAGGATTAGCCCTACCAGTATCCGGCGAACTGTCGGGTACATGGGGCGACACCGTTAACAACTCGCTTACGTCCTTGGTTGACGATGCCGTAGCGGGAACAACTACCCTTAGCATAGACGTAGATGTAACCCTGTCCACTACAACCTTGGCCCCAAACCAAGCGCGTAACGCAGTTATTCTATGGACTGCCGGCGGTACAGCTACTCGGACCATTACGGCCCCTGCTCTAAGTAAGAGCTACATCGTAATCAACAAGACCTCTAGCACCCAGAGCATTAAACTTGTGGGTGCTGGCCCTACTACAGGCGTGACCATCATTGCTGGAACCGCAGCCCTTGTAGCTTGGAACGGCCTTGACTTTGTAACTATTTCAGTTATATCAACCTCGGGTGTTCTTCCCGTAGCATCTGGTGGCACCGGCGCAACTACGCTTACTGCTAACGGGGTATTGATTGGGAATGGAATTTCTGCGGTTACTGCAGTTTCACCGAGTACTTCTGGAAATGTCCTAACCAGCAACGGGACAGCATGGGCGTCTGTAGCAATTCCTACGCAGTTCCCCACTGGTGGCATCATCATGTGGAGTGGGTCGATTGCATCTATCCCTGCGGGGTGGTTACTTTGTAATGGAACAAGTGGTACGCCTGATCTGCGCAACAGATTTGTTATTGGTGCCTCAGTTGACAATGCAGGTGTAGCAAATACAACAGTTACAGGCGCGAACACATTATCTGGCGGTACTGCCAATGCAGTTGTGGTAGCCCATACACATACTGCGACAACAACGTCTACTGATTCAGGCCACACGCACACCTATAACACTAAAGCTACAACGTTCTATGTAACGGGCTCTACAGTTCCATGTTGGTCTTTTGACTCTACCGCAACCTCTGGTACTAGTTACGCCAATATTACGTCAGCCACTACAGTTGATTCCGCCGGCGTATCCGGTACAAACGCAAATCTGCCTCCGTACTACGCACTTGCGTACATCATGAAATCGTAGAAGTGTGATCGATGCAGTTGCTTCCGCTCAGATACCGTGGCCCAACACCGAGACAAGAATCGTGTTGGTGTGCCGCGTCGTGCTGCCGAGCGAGAAGTACGGAGCCAATGAGTTCCTAGACAAAGACGGGAGGGTGTGCCGCTGGGTTCTGGAGGTCAAGAATGATCGACCCAATTAGCGCATTTGCCATAGCACAGGGTGCTATAAAAGGCATCCAAGCTGCTATAAAAATGGGCAAGGATGTCCAAGGGATCACGCATGACGTGATGAAGTTTTTTGACGCAAAGGATACGGTAGCTAAGGAAGCGGTCAAAGACCCAAAGAAGAAGTACAGTTCTGCAACGAGTCAGGCGATGTCAACAGTAATGCAACTGCATGAACTAAACAAAGCCGAAGAAGAACTGAAGTGGCACTTTATCAATCAGGGGCAGTCGGCACTTTGGCAGCAGATTGTGCAGGAGCGCAACAACATTGTGCAGCGCAGGAAGACGCAGGACATACTGGATGCTAAGGCAGCGAAGAACCGCAAGAAAGAGATTGACGAAGCCATAATCATGGGGCTTTGCGTACTGGTAGCCGCTGCCATATTCTCGCTGGTGGCATGGGGTGTAATTGAAATGAAAGGGAAATTCTGATGTTTGCACTTGACGGATTATTAGCAGTCGGCGGTAAGTTAATCGACAAACTCATCCCCGATCCGGAAGCCAAGGCCAAAGCCCAATTGGAACTTGCCACACTTGCCCAAAACGGTGAGCTGGCGAAGATGGCTAACGAGACCGAAATCTACAAGACGGAGCAAAACAATGTTACAGAGCGCTGGGCTGCGGATGCAAATACTGATAGCTGGCTTGCTAAAAATATCCGTCCTCTTAGTCTTGTGGCTATCTTTGTTGGGTATTTTCTGTTTGCGCTTATGTCAGCTTTTGGTTATGACGCTAAGGAATCCTACGTCCAACTCCTTGGGCAATGGGGCATGCTCATCATGTCAGCCTACTTCGGCGGCAAGACGCTTGAAAACATCATGGAGATGAGGAGCAAGAAATGAATCTGACCAACAACTTCACCCTCGAAGAACTGACCCACACTGACCACCGTGAGCTGGATAACACGCCCAATGAGGCCGAGATTGCAAACCTAACCCGCCTAGCGCTGGTGCTGGAGCAGGTGAAATACACACTAGGTGGTAAACCCATCATGGTGAACTCCGCCTTCCGCAGCAAGGCCGTGAATGATGCAGTTGGGTCAAAAGACACTAGCCAACACCGACATGGTTGTGCTGCTGATATTCGCGTACCGGGAATGACCCCTGACGAAGTGGTACGATACATCATCGCCTCTGATGTTGGCTATGACCAAGTGATCCGTGAGTTTGACCGCTGGACACACATTAGCATCCCCAATATAGTCACGGCTGCTCCCCGCAAATCTGCGCTGATTATTGACAAATCAGGTACTCGACCTTTTGCCTGATTCATGGGAAAATGAGCTATGCCCTTAAAAAAGATTTCTCTAAAGCCCGGTGTTAACCGCGAGAATACTCGTTACACCAACGAGGGCGGCTACTATGAATCCGAAATGGTTCGGTTCCGGCAGGGTACGCCCGAGAAAATAGGCGGGTGGACACGCCTATCGGCCAATACTTTTTTAGGTATCTGTAGGTCTCTGTGGAATTGGGTCACATTGGCAGGCGCAAACTTAGTGGGTGTAGGCACCAACAAGAAGTTTTATATTGAGCAGACGGGTATTTATTACGACGTTACCCCCATTACGTCTAGCCACTTCCTCTCCCCTAGCCCTGTAGTCACAATCAATGGATCAAACTCCGTTACAGTTGTCGATGCAACCTATGCCCCACTAACGGGGGATTTTGTAATTTTCACAGGGCTTACTACGGTAAATAACGTACTGCTAAACGGAGAATACTCCGTTACTGTGCTCCCGACAGTAACTACGACCGCCAGTATTTCAGGGACTACCCTTACCGTTACAGCGTTCTCAGGTGGTAACTTAGCCGTAGGGCATGTGCTGTCTGGTACAGGGGTTTCCGCTGGCACTAAGATTACTGCCTTTGGCACAGGTAGTGGAGGCAACGGGACCTACACGGTCAGCATCTCTCAGACTACAGCCGCCACAACTATTATTGCAAACCCCGTATCTAGCTCTTACCAAGTAACGGCGGCTACGACGGCAAATGCAAGCGGTTCGGGCGGTGGTTCTGTAGGCTATGCTGCCTATTTATTGCACATTGGTTCAGCTATTTCTACCAGTGCAGCCGGCTGGGGCGCGAACTCATGGAGCAGCGGGAACTGGGGCGGAGTCGGGTATAACGCTACTGCGACGCTTAATGTCTGGAGTCAGTATAACTTTGGGGAAAACTTAATCCTCGGCCCAAAACTAGGCGCGTTGTACTACTGGAATGCAGTTACTGCACCGTCTCTAGTCACCCCTACCCAAATTGCAATCACCAATGCTAGCCCTGCGGTTTGCCAACTAATCACCAGCACCTCTACGCCTATCCCAGATGGCACTGCGATTATGTTTGCGACTACCGCAGCACTCCCTACCCCACTTACCCCGTACACGGTCTACTACGTAAAGTATTTAACATCAACCACGTTTAACTTGTCAGTCACCTACGGCGGGGCAGCGATCAATACATCATCTGCTGGGTCTGGGACGCACACCATATCGCCTCGGGCGGTGTTGGTATCTTCTCTGGCGGGCGCAAGTGATGTCCCGCTGCTGCAGAACGCTATTTTGGTATCCGACGCCAGCCGGTTTACTTTCTGTTTCGGAGCTAACGACTACGGTAGTACCGTCTACGACCCTATGGTGATTCGGTGGTCTGACCAAGAGAGCGTTACAAACTGGACCCCCGCAATCACCAATCAATCCGGTAGCCTACGCTTGTCGCACGGGTCGGCAATCCAGTCCGTTTTACAAGCTCGACAAGAGATTTTGGTGTTGACCGACGCCGCCATTTACTCCCTGCAGTATCTCGGGGCCCCCTATGTATGGGGTTCTCAACTGCTCAGTGACAACATTTCGATCGTCAGCCTTAACGCTGCGGCGTACAGTAATGGTACTGCTTTCTGGATGGGTCAGGACAAGTTCTACAAGTACGACGGTCGAGTCCAAACACTCCGCTGTGACTTACGGCAGTTCGTATATAACGACATCAACCGCGCCCAGTTCTCCCAAATTTTCTGCAGTACCAATGAAGGATTCAATGAAGTCTGGTGGTTCTATTGTACGGGGGCCAGTACAACGATTGACCGCTATGTGGTGTATAACTACGCCGAAGATATCTGGTACTACGGAAGCATGGCCCGTACGGCATGGTTAGATTCGTCACTTCGGAACTACCCTGTTGCTGCTACGTACGCAAACAATTTGGTCTACCATGAGGATGGTGTGGATGACGGCACCTTGGAAGTAGTAGCCCCAATTGTGTCAAGCATTACCACATCTCAATTTGATATTGACGATGGGAATAACATAGCGTTTATCTGGCGTATGCTGCCGGACTTGACATTCCGGGGCTCTACAGATGGAACCTCGCCTAGCCTGACTATGCAGCTTCTGCCATTGCAGAACTCTGGTTCTGGCTATAACAACCCAGTATCTGTGGGCGGGACAAGCTCAACGGGTTCGCAGGCCGTAACTGCTACGCAGACATATCCAATTGACTTGGACACCTTTACGGGCCAGCTCAATATTCGTGTCCGCGGGCGTCAAATGTCAATGAGAATTAGCTCCAATGCGATTGGTACCCAATGGCAACTAGGGTCACCTCGAATTGATATACGCCCCGACGGAAGAAGGTAAGTATGTCCCAGAAAAATGTAGTAGCCCCCCGGCTGCCTAGCGCCCCTCCTGAGTACGATCCAGCGTACCAAGACAAATTTACCAATCTGCTTAGGTTGTATTTCACCCAACTGGACAATAACAGCCCTATCAATATATCCACACAGCGTAATGGAGCAAACTTAATTGCCGCGCTAAGCGCACCTCCATCTCCCGGTACTTCTGTTCCAAGCTTACCGACACAAGCAGATTTAGCCAATCTTCGGGTGGGTGATGTCTATTACGATACAACTGCTGGCAACGTACTCAAGGTAAAAGTATGAAGCATATATTTGAACTCCTTGAATCGCAAGGCTACCGGCATGGGGGCCCGATCCGTTATTTTGACGAGGGGGGCGGTGCGGGTGGAGATGGTGGTGGAGATGGTGGTGGAGAGGGCGGTGGTTCTTCCGCAGGGCAATCTGCCCGTGATGGCGGAAATTTTGGTGGTACTGGCAGCAATACTCCGGGCCCTTCGGCACCATCGGGTCCTTCTGGGGGTTCTTCCGAAGGTCAGTCCGCTCGTGATGGCGGCAATTTTGGCGGAATGGGAAGCAACACACCCAGCATAAGCAGTGATCCCGGAAATACCTCAAGCAGTGGCAATGATGGAAGTGTTACCTCTAGCGAACCTGCAGCATATGCCAATGTCAAACCCGGTGAAGACGCATTTGCGCAATATGGCGCAACCACCGGCACCAACATTCATAACCAAGCAGAACAATCAAAAACGGAGGGCGTCAGCCTTGCATCCATCCTTGGGCGGGAACCTAATACCGGGGAGCTTTCGCAGCTAAGCGATTCCGGTATGGGGGATATGGTTGGGGTAAACCCTAACAACCTGACTGGGCAAACTGTAGACCAGATGCTTGCGGTCCAAAACTTGGCCAGCTTTACGGATAAGTACGCTATCCCCGCGCTTACTGCGTTAGTACCTAACTTTGCCTTAGCCTACAACCTCGCTAAGGTAGCAAGTGGGGATATAACTGTCGGCCAAGCTCTTACTTCGTTTGCTACCTCGTATGCCGCGAAAGCCCTCAACGTAGCTCCTTCAGTACTTAGCTCAATGATTGCCGGTAATTTTGGCCAAGCCGCCGCATCACAGGCGCTGGGTAGTGTTACTGCAGGAGTTGCAAAAGCGGCACATATACCCGGGGCCTTAGCGGCATTTGGCGTAAAAGAGTCGGGTGCTGGGCAGGCTATCAGCAGCGCTGTCAATGGAGCAGTGGGAAATACTGGAATGGGGATATCGCAAGACAGTATTGCGAAATCAATCGACAGCGCAGTTTCTGGTATTGGTGGAGCTATTACCGGCTCTCCTACAACTGCAGGCACTACCGGTACCGGTGCGCAACCATTGAGCCTAGACCCTGTTGACAATATTTTGAACAGTTCTGCCAATACTCCTAGCTTAGGTGACATACTACCCGGGGCTACGGCCCCCGCAGCACGGCCAACCGCTGCTGCTAGCAATCTTGCGCTCCCCGTTAATACTGCAGAAACTAAGCCATACAACGGCGCAGAAATCGATTATCTGTATGACGTTGGTGGGAGCGATATATTTGCACCTAGAAAAGCTAGCACTCCAAAGCCAGATGTCCTAAAATACTTGCAGAACAATGTGGCAACTGCCGCGCAGGGTGGGTCTATTGCCGACCTTTTAGATTACGTAAGGAAATAATATGCCATGGTATACCTCTTATGACGACGAATATGGGGCTCAGGAATACTGGGTAGACAGCGGACTGAGCGGTAAACCCGGTGAGTCCAATATGGCTAATGATGCTGCGGGCTTAGACCCCAATAAAGTTGTATACGACTCAGCGCAATCGAGCCCATCTTGGTCGTACTCTGCACCAGAGCCTGTATCCTTTACTCCCGCAGAGCAAGCCGAGATTGCAAAAAACTACCCCTCAAGTGTGTATGAGACGATTACAAATGCGGCGTCTACGCTTGGCAAGTCAGCATGGGATGCTGTTACTTCTAGGTATAAAAAGCCCGACGGAAGTATTGACTGGGGCAAAGTGGCGGGAGATGGTGTAGCGTTGTATGCAGCTAAGCAAGCCTACGATCAAGCCAGCAAACCAGTTACCCCAACAGGCTATCAAGGTGGAATCCCAAGCTATACAGGTGTGCGAGAGCAAGTGGTACCTACGCTAGGATTACGTGCCGGCCAAGGTGGGCAACGGTATTTCACGGATATGAAGTACGCTACTGAAGCAGGATTGCCCGCGGCTCAGGCAGCTACCGCAGCGCAAGCTACCGCCCTGAATGAGCGAAACTCTACTCGCCCTGTAGCGCCTGCAACGCCGGTAAACCAAGACCCTGCATCCAATACATTTTTTGGGCGTACTCCAGCGCAGCCTATGCAGGCCCCAGTCGAATTACCTGCTACACCCCCAGTTGGCGCGGCTGGAGGTGGGCTTATGGGTTACGCTAAAGGTGGTATACCAACCAAGCCTGAAGGCACTTATTTAAGTGGAGATACAGACGGTATGGCAGACAAAATTCATGCAACCATCGACGGTAAGCAACCTGCTCGCCTAGCTCACGGTGAGTTTGTGGTTCCTGCGGACGTTGTATCTCATTTAGGGAACGGAAACTCCGACGCTGGAGCTAAGCAACTCTACAAGATGATGGACCGTATCCGTATGGCCCGCACTGGCACCAAGCAACAAGGCAAAGAGATCGACCCCAACAAGTTTGCACCGGGCGGCATTGCTGCTTATGCAGAAGGCGGTACCGTTAAGCATTTTGCAACAGGCGATACCGTACCTGCAGGAGCTACAGGTCAAGAGTCTAACCTGTCTAACTGGGTGGGCCCCTATGTAACCAACATGCTAGGTAAAGGCGCGGCACTGAGCGAACAGCCATACCAAGCGTATCAAGGCCCGCTGACTGCTGGTCCATCTGCATTGCAGACCACTGGTTTCCAGAACGCTGCCAATATCTCAACTCCTATGGGTATTGGGCAAGCTGCAGATACAGCAGGCGGTATTGCTGGGCAGAAACAAACATCTAGTTTCCTAGCACCGGGTACTACCCAAGCGTACATGAATCCATACACGCAGAATGTGGTGGATATCCAGCAGCAAGAAGCTCAACGGCAGGCAGATATTGCCGCAACTACTCGGCACGGGCAACAGACACAAGCTGGAGCTTTCGGCGGGTCTCGCGGAGCTGTTATGGACGCAGAGGCTGCACGTAACCTAGCATTGCAACAAGGTCAGATTCAGGCTACCGGCCTACAGTCTGCATACGATGCGGCTGCCAAACAGTTCAACACCGAGCAGACTACGGGTCTGGCAGGGCTCAATACCCAGCTACAAGCTGCGCAGGCTCAAGGCAATCTGGGCGCTACCCAGAACGCTGCAGGACTGGCAAACCTTAACGCACAGCTTAACGCAGGCAGCACACAGCAAGGCATCGAGCAAGCTGGAGTTACCGCAGACAAGGCAGCCTTTGAAGCAGAGCGCGATAACCCATACAAAATGGTGCAGTATCAACAGTCCTTACTGCAAGGGCTGCCACTAAACGCGCAGAGCTACAACATTACAAACAACCCGTATGCCGCAGCGGCAGGCGCCGCAAGCGCTATTTACAATACTGCCAAATAAGGACTGAAAATGTACAATACACGCGAAGCATTAGCGTATAGCGGCAAGCTGCCAGTTCAGCAAAACCAAGCCGGGGTTACCCCACAACTGCTCGATTTGCTGGCATTACAGAAGGTAGATGCAGACAAAAAGGCGGCAGCCCAAGCGCTCGCTATGGCCTCTGGCCAAGCCAACATGCCCACTGTTGCCCAAGGTATCGAGCAGCAAGCCCTTAATTCCGCCCGTGGCGAGATCGCACAGAAACTAGGCTTAGCTGGGTTGGCTCAACAGCAAGCGCCCCAAGGTCCTCAAGGCCCCGTCCCCCAGCAAGCGCCAGCACAGGGTATCGCTAGCGCCCAGTCGCCATTACCGGAATCCTACCAAGAAGGCGGGATTGTTGCGTTTGCGGGTTCTACAGATGGGAGTTACGTAGATCGAGATTACAATGCCAACCCGCCCAGCCTTGCGGGGATTTCACCCACAGTAACCCGCCGGGATGATACCGATAAAGCAGATGCTACCGATAAAGCAGATGCTGTATTAAAAGCACAAATAGCCGCAATTCTAGCTTCCGGTGGCGGTGGAAAAGCTCCAGTTATGTCCCCCGAAGCGCTTGCGTTTGAACAACGGCAAATAGCCCGTATTGATAGCGAACAAGCATTAGACCCTGAAAAATTTGCGACGGAGCAAGAGGCTCGGTATAACGAACGTATTGGTAAAAACGACCTTGCCGCCATTGAAAACCAGAAGAAACGTATCGCTGGAATTGAGGCGCTTTATGCTCGGCAAGCCGCTGAGCGTAATCCCTCTTGGCTAACTGGGTTAGAACGCATGGGGGAGAATGTTCACGCTCTTCCCGGCCAACAATTCCAAGGAGTGTCTTCGGCTATTACCAAAGCCCGAGAAGGATACACAACGCAAGATATCGCTAACCAAACTGCAATAAATACCTTAAATGAGGCTATGGAGAAGGCTATCCGCGAGAATGACCTCGGTGCCTATAACGCGGCCGTATCTGGACTTGAAAAAGCCCGGGCCCGTATTGCAGAAGCTGGCAAACAGGGTACTACGGTAATGGATGTCAACCGCAGGACGCAGACACAGAAAGAAATTTCTCACGATAGCGCTCTTGCCCGTAGACAAGCAGCAGCGCTTTCAGCCGTATCGCATGCACAAACTGCAGCAGGTCAGGCGGACTATAGAGCCGCACAACTTAAACTAAACGAGCGAGAGCAGCAAGACCGAGCCCGCGCTAATGCGGAGTTGGTTGTAAAAGCCCACATGGCTAAGCACCCAAGGGCTATGGACGCGCAAATGGGAGATCAAGATGCAATTGCTGAAATGGCTCGGGACGAAGCGGTCTATAGGATAGCGGCATATAAACGCAACGGGATACCACTACAAATGGAGGATGCGGCTCCTGCGCCTACAATGTCCACACCTCCTCCCGGAGCCGTTCGCCTTAAAAAATAAAAGGGTAATTTATGCCAACGTATGAAGTTGATGTCCAAGGCAAAACCTATGAAGTGGACGCCCCAGACGCAAACACGGCATGGCAATGGGCGAACTACACACATACACAGGCCCCAGCACCTACCAAATCTGCTGGGTTCTCCCTTGGGAATACCGCGTTAGGGTTGGGGCAAGGTGTCATTGGGGCGGGCAAGTCGCTGACCGATGTATTTGGTGCGGACAATGCCGTATCAGCAGCCCTAGGGCGTGGGCAGTCTGCGTTGGGGGAAATGAAAACTCCTGAACGCCAAGCCGAACAGGCCGCACGTCAGGCCAAGATTAAAGCTGCGGAAGGTACTGGGTTCTTAAATGAAGTCGGCGCTGAGTTGGGCGCTGTTGTAGAAGCCCCAATTGAATCTACTGCCCAAGCCGTTGGGTCTGTTGTACCTTACTTAGTTACTGGTCTTGTTGGCGGGGCAGCCAAACTTCTACCCGCTACGGTGCGAGTAATCAACACAATCGTAGGTGCTGCACAAGGCGCAGGCTCCATAAAAGGCTCCATATACGATGCGGTGTACGACCGACTAAAAGGCACGATGTCAGATGCCAAGGCCAAAGAGCAAGCTGCTATAGCCCAAGAGTACAACAAAGAAAACGCTTTGGATATTGCTGGAGGTACCCTCTTGGGTGCAGCAGGCGCTCGCTTCGGTGTAGAAGAACAGTTGGTAAAAGGCGGGACTAAAAAAGCCATTGGTAAAGCGGTGCTAGAAGAAGCCCCAATGGAAGGTCTCCAAGGAGGCCAAGAAAAGACTGCGCAGAACCGGGCGTTACAACGCGCTGGCTTCGATGTGGATACATTCCAAGGTGTTGCCGGACGGGCTGCAGGGGATGCGGCTCTGGGTGCTTTAGCTGCTGGTTCAGTCAGTGCCGTACAAGGCAGCGGTGCGCAACCTAAATCTGTTTCAGACGTACGCACAACCGTAGATACTCAACCTACTACAGAGCCCGTTACTCCAGTATCAGAAGCGCCCGCTACCTACGGCACCATGTGGCAAGCCCGCGAGCAGTTAAAACAAGAACCCCAGACTCCCGAAGTCAAAGCGGCTATCGCTGAGCTCTCTGCAAAGATGGACGCTATCAATATAGCGGACGTTGAGGCACAAACCAAGCGACCCTTCCCCACTGCTGGAGATGAAGCAAAAGCTAAGCAGTCTGCGTTTAACCTGCCTCCAGAAGGCGCACAGATGGAAATGGCCGGCGTCGGTACCACGGACCGGTTACCCCCTGAAGTAGATGCCAACGGCAACCCACTACGTCCTTTTGTTGGACCTGACAGAGATGTTGGTCTAGGCGACGTAATTGCTGCGGACCTGCCCCCTACTACCGAAGTTCTAAACGATGCAGGTATCGCACCTACCCAAGCAGAGTTAGAAGCCGCAGGCCAACAGCGGTTAGATATGGCTACGCCCAACCCGATATCTGAGGCAGAAGTAACTGCCTTCGGGGCATCTATGTCCAAGCCCAACCGACAATGGTTGGTAGATAACATATTAGGGAAAACCCCTGACCAAGTTCAAATGGAGATCGCTTACAACCGATTGGTAGTGCCAAACAACAAAGGGCTGCAGAAGGTAATTAAAGAGATCGTTGCCAATGTAACGCCCAAGGAGCCCCAAAATGCGCCCAGTACGCAGCCTGCAATTCAGCCGACCCCTCGAGCCAGAGGACGTAAGCCAAGCGTGGATGTATCTGTTCCACCTACAGATGCCAACGAAGCTGCACCCGCAGCCGGAGTCACCACCGGACAACCTGAAGGACTTGAAGGACAGCGACTGGTTCCTCCTGAGCAACCTACTACTACAGGAACTCAACAGCAAGGAATCAAGCCTCCTACACTGAAGCGCCGGGTTAAAGTAGACACCGCTGAGATTGCCCGTCAACAGGAAGCCGCCGATATTGCAACACGGCTCGCTGAACAAGCTCAAGCTAGTGCCATGGGTAAACCTGCCCCTGAGCAGCGTACGGTTGTGGAAGATCAGAGCAAAGCAAACCGTGCGGAAGCCTTGCGACGTGCGGAAGAGGCTGCTCAGAAATTGGAAGCGGCGACCGACGAAGAAGAAAAGGCAGCCGTACAACAAAAAGCGCCGAAAGCCAGCACGATCTCCACTGCCCAAATTGTTGGGGCTTTGAAAGAACTCATAAGAAGCCCACAGGTTTCTGCAAAAGACAAGCAGGATGCAAAACGGCATTTAGAGGCCGTACAAGAGAAAAAAGGAAAAGATGTTTCTGCGGGGAAAGAGGATGACCTGAGCGAGGAGATGGCGTTTAACTTCTTAGTTGAGCAAGCCAATAAGCCCCGGTTCCAGCGTACCGAAACCCCAGCAACGCCTATGCCGCATGAGAAGGTCAAGGCTATTGTTGCCCGGATCATGGCCAATTGGAAGAACGCGCCAGAAGTGATAGTTGTGCGGGATATGAACGATGCTGCAGTGCCGCAAGCAGTACGTGACCACAACAACGAGCAGTTAGCCGGAGGAGCCAAAGGCTCGCCCGCAGGTTTCTACCATGACGGCAAGGTGTTTATCGTATCCGGCCAAGTAAACAGTGCAGCAGATGTAATGACTACGCTGGCGCACGAAGCCCTTGGACACTTCGGATTACGTGGGGTGTTTGGCACTGCGCTTGATACCGAACTGAAAGCCGTTGAGACTACCTATAAAGCTGAGATGGAAGCCGTGGCGGCTAAGTACGGGTTGGACTTGTCCGACCCCCAACAAGCATCGGAAGCCGCAGAGGAAGTGCTGGCTAATTTGGCGCAAACCAAACCGACACTGGGTATTGTCCAACGGGCAGTAGCGGCCATCCGTGCGTTCATTCGCAAGATCATGCCTAGTCTGCAGATGACGAACAACGACATCATCGCTAAGTTCATCTTGCCAGCACGGGCGTTTGTGGAGTCAGGAGGCAGTGCAGTAGCTGCTGACGGGGGCACCCGGTTTAACTTACGCGGCAAGATTACAGCACCTACTACGGAAGCGTTCAAGCGGTGGTTTGGCGATAGCAAGATAGTTGGTAAAGATGGCAAGGCGTTGGTCGTGTACCACGGCACAAATAAAAATTTTAATACGTTCGACATTAGTCGCAGCGGTTCTAGTTCTGGTGAGTATCTAGGCAAGGGCTTTTACTTTGCGCAGTCGGCTGATACGGCAGGGGCTTTTGCAGGCGAGAAAAACGCTTTTGTTATGCCCGTGTATTTGGCAATTAGCAATCCGTTTAACACAACTAGCACTGACCTTACCGAAGCGCAAAAGCAACTTATTCGCAATGACCCAAAATTGGGCAAGCACTTTAAAGCCGCTGAAGGCGAAGCTGGCAATAGCACATTTAGTAGCTGGTACTTAGTGCAACGTGCCGCAGTTTTGTCTAATGACAGGTCCAACTACATCAAGAACGCGCTTGAGTTAGCCGGGTTTGATGGCGTTATTACTGGTGATCTAGACAAACAACCGGGAGCAATGAGCGAAGTTGAGATTGTTACTTTCCGCCCTGAACAAATTAAATCCGCTACGGGTAACCGGGGCACGTACGACCCAACAAACCCTGACATCCGGTTCTCCCGTGGGGATGACGCTAAGGATATTCTGCAGCGTATGGGGCGTACCACGCCCGTAGAAGACACGCGGCCAATCCTGCAGCGCATAACTGATACGGTTATGGGGTCTGTTAAAGCCAATACGCCTAAAGAAGGCGCGATCACCCGTGTGCTAAATATGGCAGAGGATGCCTTAGATGTATCGGCTCCGTTGCAACGAGCTATCCGGGATGAAGTCCGGGCGTCCATGCCTGACTCTGACGCCAACCGGTTGTTGGCAGCGTTAAGTACCTCGCAAGCGTTCCACGACAGTGGGTTAGCTACTGCCGCCCTGTTAGACGGCGGGATTAAGTACGACTCCAACTCGTCTAAGTTCAAGACCTCTGAGTCCAAAGACAACTTGAAATCGTTGGGGACTGAGTACCGTAGCATGATGGATACCCATGGGCTTACCCTAGCCGAGGCACGATACCTTACAAGTACCGCGCTGGAATCCAAACGCATGCTGGCTCTGTACGCTATGCGGGATAGCATGATGGCTGAGGCCGATGCTAAAGAGTTAGAAGGTAAGAAGAAAATTGCCGCCTCCTTGCGCGATAAGGCTGAGTCCTACGTATTCCACATGAGCCCTGAGCAAGTCAAAGAAGGTATGAAGCTGTTCAATACCTTGCCAGAGATCAAGAAGATTGAGGACATCAAGCAGGGTATGCGCAAGTGGCTGCGTACCTTCCTGCAGGAGACAGGTATTTGGTCTGAGGAGACCGGGCAGTGGATGCTGGATAACGCCGAGTGGGTTCCATTCCAGCGGGACTCCGCAGATGAGGATACAGATAAAGAAGGTTTCAACGCGTACATCCGCGGGCTACAGGCCAAAGCCAAAGAGCACCAGTTCAAAGGTTCAATGCTGGCTGTGCATGACGTGATGGACAACTTTGAAAGCTGGGCTGCTTATAGCGTGGCGCGGGGTATTAAAAATCAGAAGGCTACAGAACTGGCACAGGCTGCAGTCAAGTACATCCCCGGCCAAGCCAAAGCCGTAGTTACCCCTGACCCTCGCGCAGCCGACCGTACTGTATCGTACCTCGAAAAGGGTTCCCCCAAGTACGTAGAGTTTGATAGCGCAGCTAAAGCCCAAGTATTTAAGGGCGCACCTGTAATGGCTAAGTCGGCATTGCCGTTCATCGGTGGCCTCGTAGACAACTTGAACAGCATATTCCGCGGGGCTATTGTTAACTTCCCATTGTTCCCTGTGTACCAGTTGGCAATGGACTCGATGGCAGCGACGTACTTGTCAGGCTTGAAGCCTCGGTATGCGTTCCAGATTCCCCTTACTGCGGTGTCCGAAGCAATTAAAAATATAAGGGGTATGAGTGCAGCACACAAAGAACTACGCACCTTCGGTGTGGTGGGTGTGCATGACTACGACGCATCGCTGTCAAAATCAAATGCCGACGTGAAGGCGGGGCTCCGCAAACTGGGCGCACTCGATAAGTATCCTGCGATCATGCAGCATTTGAACCTGACGGCAGACAATGCAGTGCGACAAGCAGTCTATTTGGCAGCTAAGGATTCTGGCTTACCCGAGGCGGATGCCGTAGAGCGAGCGTTTGAGATTATCAACTTCCGTACTCGTGTTGGAAACAACCAGTTGGCTGCAGCGGCACGTAACGTAGTGTTCTTAAATGCGTTCTATGCCGCGTCACGCGTAGCGTTGAAGGTACTCAAGAGCGAGGGTATTGCACCCACCGCCCGTGCAGAAGCTCGTAACACATTGTTAACCAATATGGCTTGGATTTTTGGCATGTCCATACTCAATGCCATGATGAATGTAGGCGATGATGATTACGAGAAGATGAGTAGGCAGGAACAAGCGAACAAGCTGACCCTGCCCGGTATGCACGGATGGGGGATTCCATTGCGCCCCGACGTATTCTTGTTGCCTAAATATATAGCAGAGGCAATTGTTCGGCAGTCTTCAGACAAATACGCGGACGACCCTGCTAAGCTTCGGGCGGGATTGTCGGATGCTGTAGGGAATGCGGTATTTAGTGGCCCAGTGCCTGTAGGACAGCCAATCAAGCTAGCAGTAGAGTTGGCTACAAACCATAGCTTCTTTACAGGCCGACCTATCGTAGGTGCAGGATTGGAGAAGCTCGAGCCGTACATGCAGTACTCAGCAGGTACAAGCGCATTGGCTAAGGATATTGGGCGCGGGGCTAAGGATTTAGTGGACGCAATGGGAATGGATGGTAAGGGTATATCCCCCGCCAAGATTGATGCGTTCATACAAGGCACTATGGGTATGTACGGGGCTACGGCCGTACTGCTGACCAACTCGCTTGTTAATAGCACCCCGACTCAGAGCATGCAAGACACTATTGCGTCGCTACCCGGCATGGGACGTGTAGGGGTCAAAGAGTTTGACAGCCAAGTTAAGACTGACTTTTACGACCTAGCATCCAAGGTAACTACTGCGGTAGATACCGCCAACAAGCTGAAAAGCACTGGCCAAGGCGCGGAGTACCGTGAGTACGTTAAAGAAAACAAAAACCTCATTAAGTATGGGCCGTTCGTGCGTAAGATGGAACAACAACTTGGGGCGCTCCGTAAGACCATGGCAACAATCAGTGCGCGTACCGATCTTACAAAAGATCAAAAAGAAGACCGGTTGCGTACATATAAGTTGTCTGAGCAGCGCATGATGAACCGCTTAGCTCCAGCGATTAAAAAGTACCGGACAGACGCTCTACAGTAAGCGCCACACGCGGACACCGTAGCGTCCGTACTCGCATCGGGTACGCACTATGAAGGAGTAGGGCAGGTCTTTGCAAGTCTCGTTAAGGACTGCTTTGACTTGCCTGATCGTGGCTACGGTTGGGATGAAGAAAGAATTACCGGGGGCAACCTGCCCCCAGTCAAGGAAGTACTCGACCCCTACAAGGGTGAATACCTGCGGTATATCAAGGAGCGTCTTCACTTGTCAGTGGGGTCAGGTCAATCCCAAGTGCCTTAGCGTCCAAGATGTAGCACCGAACCAAGACGCCACTCATACCACCTAGCGCTCCTGCGCCAATACGGGTAGGGTGAGACTTGCCATCATGTTTGAGGAAGTTGGCCTTCTGCAGTCGATGCAACGCATCCTTAACGTCCACCTGCTTACCCGCAAAGTAACTACGGAATTCACCCGCAGGGATTGCAAGCTCTTGCAGGTCAGGGTAGTACCGCAGCTTCAGCGTACCGCTTGGCTCTCTGATCGGAGCCTCGGGAGCCCCGCTCTTGCTGACGCTGTTGGCCACCAGTGCGTTGCGGATGTTGTCGTTGATATAGCCAGCCAGCGTCTCTTGCACCACAAGGTCTGCATCGCCCACAGTGCTTTTAGTAGCTGAGCGGTTAGCTTCGACTACCTCCAGCAGGTACGCATAGATGTTGCGTAGGTTGATATCGTGCAAGCCCAACTTCTGCGCTATGTACCCACCGGCCATAACGCATGCACCGTAGCATGAATAGAACCGGTCAGACGCATCGAGGTTTAAGTCCTTGTCAATCTTGGCTTGGAACTGCTTCAACAGGGCAATCACCTCATCGAGGTTCTTCATGATGTACTCAATGTATATCGGGCCGGCCACACCGTAGTTGTCTGAAAGAGCGCCAAACACCCGATCAATCTCTTCCTTGGTCGCGCCCTTGTACTGCGGCACAGAAATCTCCAACGTCCTGCGTAGCTCACCATCGGCCGTACTCTTGATGGAAAGTAGTTTGTCAACGATTGACGCATTGCCCGAAGTAATAGTGAAGTTGCACCATGAAGTAAGGTTGGCTCGCAGTTGGTTGGTCTGAGATTCCATGCGGTGCTTGCCCCTACCGTTCGTAACGCTGTACGACAGGTGGGATAGGTTCTCCGCTTTCTCGTTGGTAATCTCGTCAATCGTGAATACGATGCTGTTCATCATCCCGAGCATGTGCATCTTGGACGCGAAGGTATCGTCCTGCTTCATCAGCAGGTCATCGGGATTTCCGAATATCGAGTTAGCCATCATCTGTGCCGTGGACTTGCCGGAGCCTGAACCGTTGTGCTTCAAATGAATCAACGCGCCCTTGACTGTTTTACCCCCGATGAACTTCAACAGTGGGGAGCCAAAGCCTGTGAACAGGGTCAACGCGTGGGGCTCGAGGCCGGGGCGGTCGTAGAAGTTCGCAATCTCTTTCCATGCGGACAGGGTGCCCGTGGGTTTGAAATGAGATGCTAGCTGCCGTGTGCCGCTAGCAGGAGGCGCGATCTTCGGACCGGCTGTCGTGTATTCCAATTCACCAACTACGAAGCCAGTGTTATCCGGAGTCCATCCCATTTGGCTCCGGGTCTTGTTCGCGGTGAACTGCGTCTGCAGCTTGCGAAGGGTTGATGCAAAATATGCCATGAGTACATCCACATGTTTGCCGTAGGCAACGACCCCGTTCTTCACGAGTACGTCCCGTAGCTTGTCCTTGGTAAAAATAGTTGTGACAGGGGCATAGAACCTCCGCACACCGTCTCGCTTCATGTGTAGGTTGATACCTACCATTTCTCCATCCCCGCCGTTTTGCTCGTCGCCGTCAAAGAATCGTTCTGTCAGATACAGGTCATCTTTATAGATTTCAACCTCTACCACCTCGCCATCTGCCTTTTCCTCTTTCCTAAACACGCCGCCATGGATGCCACGGAAGTATGGGTAGGGGTAGGCAGGGACACTAAGTAGGACGGCGGGGGACTCATCATCCTCGGGCTTCTCAATGATGTACTGGTCATTGACGACCTCTGCCTCCAAGACGATGCGCCCTAGGATGAGTGGGGAAGATACCTTCTGTGTGCAGCCCTTACAGACATCGCCGTTATTGTCACGGTACCACTCGCAGGTGTACGGGCCTTTGGTTTCTGCAGCCTTAGCCTCAGTAGCCACCGCATCGTAGCCGGGGTGTTTCTCTGACAACTTATGGATGGCCTTAGCGCCATCTTCGCAACGAGTTGCAATCGACAAAGCCCCACGCCACAGCGGCTCCTCTAGGGTAGATGCGTTCTCAAGCGCATGCTTCATCTGTGCGCAGCCGTTGCCGTTCATACTGCGGATGACAATACGCCGGAACTCACACTTAGGGTAATCCCCAGTAAGCTCAGACATCGCCGCGTCTGCTCCAAACATCTTAGCAGCGGACAAGTCCACAGGCGCTTCG